CTGCCATCAGATAAGAGATCCGCTATTACGCGGCGGCATCCGCTGCGCGGGCGGCATCACATTAAGCAAACCTTGCGGCTGTGGCTGTGGCCGCATCTTAGGGCGCGGTGACATCTCAAGTAATCCCTGCGGGCGAGCCTGCGGACGCATGGGCGTCAAACTATATGGGTCAACGCCGGAAAATTTCTTACCGTAGTCAGAAATACGCGTCTTAAACTGGTCACTAGCGTCAGATTTGCCGCCACTCTGAATAAAGTCGCGCATACCCTTTCTGCCGCCGATGTGGGCCATCGCTATCATGGCAGGCATATCTACAGGGACGCCGGCAATATCTTTTCCGATATACTGATCCAAACCCCTGTCCATTGCGTAGTCAATGACATCACGCTCATGCCAGTCCATAACCTTGTCTTGCAAGCTCATGTCAGACAGGAAATCATCTTCAGTGAAATCCTCGCCAGTGTCTTCCCTGTAATCCTTTAGGCGTGGCTCAGAAAACTGATAAGCGCCAAACATTTTACGGCCATCGTCCAAGATGGTCAGCTTGGTCGGGTCGCCGCTGCTTTCACTGAAGCGCATCTTCTCTCTGAAGTCTGTATCTGCCATGTCGGGTCCGATCATAATTTGGCAGCATAATAGCATGAAACAAGCCAAAAGAAACCCCGTCACGCGAAACGGGAGGATGTTTGCGTGACGGGGCAGTTGGGAGGCAAATGGCGGGAGAAAGGCCAATGACCTATAATAACCCGTAAACCTGCTCAAGTCTAGCGTCACCTACACAACACCCCGAATGCCGCGCTTCAGTGGCTTCTGCCACGAAACAGACTTCGACGATCCATACGCCATCGTCGTAAAATCACCAGCGAGGGCCAAACATAACGCGTCAGCCTTATCCGGCGACTTAACCCCACGCTTCTTCATAGCTTCCTTACTCTCAACCTGCATCTTGCCAGACGACGTAAACATATACCTCGGAGCCGCAAGCTCAGCGTACAACCCGTCATCCTTTGGAAGCGCCACATCCATACCCTCAAGCCACGCCTTACACTTAAACCAAAGCTCAGCCCTCATATTCAAATAAGTATCCTTGGCCATAGCACGCTCGGACACGTTCAAACCACGCGCCGGCAACCCAAGCTCACGCAACCTATCCAACACGCCAGCGCCAAACCCATTGCTATCCACAATAATCTCCATTGGACGCTTGGATGGTGCCGTCGCATCATAATCCGCCTTCACCGCACCCGTGAGCTGCATCAAGTCCAAATTGCGCCACACAGTCATGGGATGCACAAGCGGCCCCTGACGCTTGCACAAAACACTGCTGTCACCACCCTGCCGTGCCACATCCAACCCCCAAACATACGACGTCTCATCATGCACCCTAATCTTCGTGTTCATCGCATGCTCAATCAACGAAACAGGAATAACCGTATCCTCCTCAGACGGAGGGAAGTTTCCAAGTACGCGGACGTGGTATGCCGGACTATCCTCACCATACCGGCGCTTCATATCCTCCACAAAATCATCAGCAACACGCGGACTATCAACACAACTAACATGCATCGTGTGCCAATCCTCGCGGAGCCGCGTGTGCGTCTCATAAAAGAACCCCGTATTACGCGTAGGGTTCCCCGTCAAAACCGTCGTGGCATGCTCACCAGACATCGAACCAGACGCAGCCTCGAAAACCGCTTCCGGTATACCACTCGCCTCATCCGCCAATAACAAAACATTCGCGCTGTGAACCCCAGCCAACGCTTCGGGCGTCTCACTCCTAGACGTCCGACAAGAAATAAACGTACTCTCCGGACTACTCTTCAGCTCAATCCGGTCAGACTTCACCTCCAGCAAATTATTAAACGGCGGCTTCAAACGCTTGGCCACATTCTTCATCTCAGCGAAACACGCATCAAAAAGCTGCGCAGACGTGGGTGCCGTCACAACCGTCTTGCTCGGATGGCGCATCAAAACATGCCAAATTGCAGCCATAGCAACGCCAGTCGATTTACCCACACCGTGGCCAGAACGAACAGATATGCGACGCACCTTCGGAGCGGCGATCGCGTCAAGAAGCTCAATCTGCCAAACATCAGGCTCAATCCCGATAACCTCGCGGGCAAACGCAACCGGATCACTATGGTAGCGCGTCATTAATTTGATAAACGGGTTTACTCCGCCTTGATGTGCTGTCATAGTGTTATCACTCCGTTGCGTTGTGGTTTTGAAATTTTTTCAAGAATAGGCGTGAGGGGGACGTCAACATTTATGCCCCCGCGTTTTTGCGAGAGGGGGGCATCAGATCCGAAATCTGGCCCAAATCGAGGCAATCTGACGGCAAAAGTCGCATAATCAGCATTATGTTAAATAACCGCATCACCGCATCGTCATATAAATAAGGGGTATCGCGCATATCGCTGCTATATCGGCACGTCATGCAAAAACCGCGCAATATTGTTTAAGTCCAGATGCCTTGACGATCGGGCGAACTGGACTTATCCGCGCGCCCGCGCACGCATCGCTCAGCCGATGTGCGAAATCGCCCTTCACACGCCTTCCTCCTCATCGTCACCGTCGCTCACAAGCTCACCCTCAATCACGTCAGCCTCGTTGATTGACGCGAGCAACTGTGCCGCTTGCGCGTGCAGATCTGTCACGCTGACGTTGACTGCCACGCTAGATTGCTTCGTGTCATACGCGTCGTTCGACTTAGCGGCCAACCACTTGTACGTGTCCACTGCAAGGCGCGCACTGTTCACGCTCGCCTCTTGCATGTGGATCGTCTCGGCTATCTCCTCCGCCTTGGATGCGTAACCATGCCCAGCGATACCGCGAGCCTCCTGATACCGCGCGTCACGTCCATCCTCCATCGCAATCCACTTGTGAAAGATGTGCCACCCCACGCCAAAGTGTTTGATCACGTCAGACGGGTTATTGCCTGACGCCACCATGCCGAAGATCTCTTCCTCGCCAGCCACTTCAAGCGCTGCAATCTTTGCCTTACCTATCTTACCCATCGTGTAACTCCATTCAGTTTAACATAACACTTCCCCATCAAAACGGGATCTCATCGTCAAGGTCATCGTTCAGCCCCACGCGCGTCACGGTCGCCTTGGGAAACGCCTCGAACGCCTTCTGCAAGAATGCGTCCGTAAAGCTGGCGGAGATCACGCGTGCTGCGTCCTCGAATGAGTATACGACCCAGTTTGGGTAGCGCATCCGCAAGTCTGCAATATTTGTCATTGCGATGCATACAAACTTCCCCTGCTCCAGCTCAACGCAGAACGCGTCGTCGGGCAGCGGCTTATGTCCCGCAGCCTCCGCTTCACTCTCAAGCACGTCCCACGCCCTCATAAGAGCGCCAACCAGCTTGTTCACCTTCACAATGTCATTCTCTTCCACTGCTGAGTTCAGCGCCTCATATGCTCCGCTAAACCTTCCAGCCAGATCGGGTGACACAAGCTCCGTTAGACTGTCACCCCACTTGCTCTGCTTGTCCCGCATAACCTTATCAAGTGGCGCGAGCTGACCCCAGACGCCAGCCGATATGGTATTCGTCTCACCCTCATGCTGAAACGTACCCCTGTCCCTCATCATCTTCGCCGTTGGCTTCTTCACCTGCTTCTTCGCAACCATGCCATCACTCCCCTTCATTGCCAGCACCTGTAACACCAATACTCCACCACGCTAAATCTTCCACAGTCCTCTCCCTCCACAGTATCCCCTTCCTCCACAGTACCCTATATATAGGGGTACACTGTGGTGGAGAGAATACGGGCCAATATCTCCACGGTGTAGCACAGTCTCCACAGTCACTTAAACACACTGTGGATAGCATCACGCTATCACCTTAAACGAAGCCACATCAAAGTATGCGACTGGCTCTATGTCTTGCGGATCACCCCGACGCATTGTCCCGCCGGTCTGTATGTCCATGTCTTTGGCTGGCAGCTTACATATGCCGGCGGCGTCGCTCCACTGCACCGCGAGGAAGCACGGTAGCCCCGTCGCCTGCGTCAGTGTGTTGGCCATCATAGCCTTGTACAGGGAAATCATGTACGTCGGGTACTGTAGCATCTTTGTTTTTCGCTGCCTCGCCTCTATGAAGGCCACGGCGCTGCCATCTCTGGTGGCCATGAAGTCTAGGGACAGCTTGATCGGCATCTTTGTGAGCTGGCAGTTGAACTGCCTCTGTATGATGCTTGACAGCGCCTGCTCGTTGTCTCTGTCTTGTTGCGTCTCGTACAGCGGCCTCATAGTCCCGCCTCCTCTCCGGTGATCCACTCACCCACTGACACGATCGTCACATCCCTGCCGGCACGCTTGTCCGCGAACTGCTCAAGGCGTAGCACGCCAGTCTGTATCCATTTCTCCGCGATTGCCTTGGCCCGCGCCTTCTCCGGCTTCTTGTCGATGTCCAGCTCAAGTGTGCTGGCGACAGCCTTGCCGACCCAGCGCTTGCTGCGCACGTTTTCGCGGTACGGGTCGCCATCCTCTTCGGCTGCACCCACTGCGCGCTGAACCATCATCGCGTGCTTGGTAGTAACCCCGTCGAACAGGTCAGGCATTTTAAATTCAACCGTGACACCCACGCTTTCCCCGTTAGGGATCTGCACCCCAATCATGCGCCGGTAGACTGCCTTGGCCGCTGGTGGCGCGAGGTTCGATTTGCCGTCATCAACTCGGAAGACGCCACGGCTCTCGAACTCTGGCACGCCCAGCTTCTGCGCTTCCTCTTCGGTTATCTTGTTAATTACTCTGGCTGCGCGGCAAGCGCCAATCAATGACCCTGCCCCTCGGATGCTATCAACCGTAGCGTCATCTCCGTTGCCCTTGCGGATGTGATGTACGAGAGCCGTCGAGCAGTCCGTCGCGTCACACACTGAGCGAACCGCGCCAACCGCTGCGTTCATTGCCACGTTGTCGTTCTCGCTGATCTGCGTGGCCGCAACCCACGGGTCGATGAAAACCATGCCGATGTCCAGCTCGTTGATCTTGGCGGTCATATACTGGACCATTTCCTCATCAACGCTGATACCCTCCCTGTCCTGCTTGGCGAAGATCATCTTCAGATCACGTCCGGCGTCTAGAAATATGCGACCCCGCACGTCTTGAGCTTTAATCTTGTAATGCTGCATGGTTGCAGCGAAGCGACGCTGAAGCTCCTCCATAGGATCTTCCAAGTTAATCACCCAGACGTTGCAGCGCTCAATAACTTGCTCGCCCAGCAGCGGCTTGCCGGTAGCAATGGCGAGAGCTTCCGCAATTTGCATGGAGGTCTTCCCGACGCCACCGGCTGACGCTAGGACACTTACGTGGCCCCGAACATAGTGCTGGCCATAGATCCAGCGCCTCGGCGGTATCAGTGCCGCGTCAATAGGTTCAAACGCTGTCGGCCACATGCGCTCGCTTTCAATCCGCTCCTGTGTGACCTCTGCGACCGGCTTAGCCATAGACAGAGCCTCACGCAGCTTCTGTGCGCCCGCCTCTTTCAGATAGTCGTTGGCATCTTTGACGCCGTCCAGACCGAGCTGGTCGAAGCGAACCACATGCACGTCGGTTGACCCGTCACCGCGCAGAACATCCGCGACAGCTTCCACATCCAAGTCTGGGTCCGCGCAGATCGTCACGTCAGATGCGCGCGGCGCATTGTAAGTGGACAGGCCAGACTTGCCAAACGTGCAGATGACTGTGGCGCTACCCT